GGTGGCGGCGGAGGTGGCGGCGGCGGTGGCTTTGTTGTAATAGGCGCAAAGACAATAACTTTAAATAGTGGCGCAAAATTTGAAGCTAAAGGTGGAGCAGGAGGTGACGGATATACAGGTTCTGGTGCAGATGGTGACGGTGGTGGAGGAGCAGGTGGTAACGGTGGTGCAGTTGTAATTGTATCTACTACTAATGTTAGTTCAAGCTATGTAGATATAACTGGTGGTGCAGTAGGTAGCTCAACAGGAGGAACAAATGGTACTGCTGGTTCAAGCGGTACGTTTATAATGCGACAAATATGATTTTTTACGCTGACACCGTTGGTCTTACAACGCCAGATGAAGGCATTATTAGTTCAGTTGTAGAAATTGACTTTGGCGCACATAATACTGTATTTAGTTTAGAAACACGCAAATTTGGTAATATCTTTGATTCTACGCTAGTTGATGGCTTTGCATCTACTGATACAGCACGCATAGCAGATGGACAGATTGGATCAAGTACAGAGCTTGTAAACGGTAAAGCGTTTTTTACATCTGGCTCTAAATTATTTCATACAAAAGACGCAGAGGTTTTGCGAACTGCTGACACAGCAGACATTGGTTTTTTATTTAACTTAACAGAAGAAAAATCGGCAGACTTTATAGCATTTTACGTCAATTCAATTACTGGCAGTTCTAATGTTAAATTATTTGGTGCTAATTCACAATTTATCTTAACAACAAGCGCAAGCAAAAACTTCATTACTTCAGATGGCAATATATTTATAACAGCAGACGAGCCAAACGACTTTTTTGGTGAAATCAGTTCGTTTACAATTAACTCTACTGGCTGGAAAATATTTAATTTTTCTGAAGTATCGTTTCGACATTTTCTTGTACAGTTTAGTGGTTCGTTCACAATTAATCTTGGCGAGATACTTATTGGTCAAAAGGTACAGCCTTCTGTAAACCCAGCAATGAAACGCACTTTCGGTACTAACGACAATATCTTACTAAAAGAATCTTACGATGGTACAGAATACGCTCTAAAACGCGGAAATTCCGATATTACACGCAGTTTTTTATGGGATGCGGTACAAACATCAGATAAAACAAGTTTCGAGCGTTTACGCGATAAATCACATCACAAGAAATTTGTCTATTATGATGACACAAGCTACTACTTTGTACTGCTTGATAAGATGGATATTAATGAAGTAGCATCTGGTTTGTCGTCAGTAAATCTTACATTTAACGAATAATAAAAAAACTATTGCTTATTACTGCAAAAGCATTAACTTGTATGTAATTATTAAACAATTAATAAGTCTTTAGGAGGACAAATAATGAACACACACTCACAAAAAATAAAAAAAGAAAACGCCAAAAGAATAAGATTTGATGGAGGTGCATTACAGGCTTTGGGTTCTCAAATATCGTTGCACGGTGAATTAATGATTAATGGTAATTGGAAATTAAAAGATTTGAACGAATTTAAAGAGCTTTGTAAATCAGTACAAGTCGTTGCAAGTCAGCTAACAAATGATGTTTCTTCTTGGGTTGATTCAGATGTTGATTGGGAGGAAAAATAATGAACGGATTAGAATTATTAATAGGAATGGCTATCGTTAGTTCGGTAGCCTTTATTCTAGGCAAGATTTCATTACTAAAACAAGATAGGCAGTTCTGGAAAGATAGCTGTTTCATAGCGATGGAAAAGTACAATAATCTTTTGGTGGAAAAACAAATGGGAGAAACAATAGAAAAGGTTTTTGATACTAAAACTTTAGATATAAATTAAAATATGTTGGAGGACTACAAAAAAATAATTTGGGCTGTGTGCTACTTACCTCTCTCCCTTTTGGTATGTCCTCCTAACACAGTATGCAGCCCAATAATATATTTGGAGGAATAATGGACATAAACAAACACCTTAAAGAAAATTATAATCTTACTAAAAATGCATTTTGGCAATTACGAGATAAATGGATTATAACGCACGATGCTGTGATGATCATAGCAGAACAAGAAGGTATAGAGTTTGACGTGCCAGAAATTAAAATATTAGATGAACGTCACATTATGATGCACGGTAAAGCGCGTTTAGGTGATAAAGAAGAATGGACAACTGGCGAAGCTAATCTTGCTAACAACTGTAAAGCACCATATCCATTTGCTATGGCTGAAAAACGCTGGAAGGATCGCATTACTTTGATGTTGATTGGTGTATATCACTTGGGTGTATATTCTGAAGATGAAGCAGACTCTTTTAAAAAAGAAGAAGGAATGACTGCTGCGCAATATAGAACTATAAACAACTATTTAGAAAAAAATGAATACGAAGAAGAAGTTGTCACAAAGACTTTGGATTTCCTAGATAATGACGAGTCAACAATGGTGGAAGCACAAGCATATATTAAACGCCTCAAAGAACTCGCAGGATTGGAAAAATAGATCACAAGAATGGTACGAGCTAATAGAAAAGTTTGCGATCGCTCAAGAACTGATGGGAGTAAAAAAGACTCTGGACATAAAACTAAGGATAATGGACAGCAAACCGAGCGTGAATTATTTATCGGTTCAACAGATGAGAAAACTATTAAACGCATTAAGAAAAGAGTACAAAAATGACTTATAAAATATTCTATTTTATTAAGGAAAATATTGAGCCTATTGTATTTATTGTGCCACAGACAGAACTTCATACAGATATTTTTCAAAAAACATATATATACTATGAAAAACAAGGTTTTAGTATATCAGAAGTAAAAAGGGCAGCCAAAGAGGTTATACAGCCACATCCTTTAACTGGCGAAGCAGTTTGACTGGATGGATCAAGCTACATCGCGACATACGCGAACATTGGATATGGCAAAATCCAGTATATTATAGAGCTTGGTCAGATATGTTAATGGAAGCAAATCATAAGACAAAAAGTCGATTATATAATGGTAATTTAGTTATTATCAAACGCGGTCAGATTGTAGGCAGTTTACAATCATATGCTAATAGATGGGATATGACAGTATCACAAGTAAGACATTTTATTGATCTATTAGAACAAGACAAAATGGTTAGCAAGAAAACAGCACAAGGTTTCACACACCTAAGTATCTGTAATTACGACACTTACCAGAGTTTGCAACAAGCTGACAACACACAAAACGCACACTCACCGCAAGCTCACCGCAAGCTCACCGCAACACCTAAAGAATTAAAGAATGAAAAGAATGAAAGAAATATATATAGCAAGCAGCAACAATTAGAAAATATTAAAAATTCTTTAGATGAATATAAATTGCAATTTCCAACAAAAGATGTACAGGGCCAGTTTGACTTCTTTTGTGATTACTTAGATAGCAAAGACAAACGATATAAAAATTATGCAGCAGGATTTAAAAATTGGTTACGCAGATCAAATGACGTAGTAACTAAAAAAAGTAACGATATAAAAGTAACGTGTCCAAGTGAACACGAATTTAAAATAATTGAAAGAGGAGTATATACAGTATGTCAGACGTGTTTCGAGCAGATGATACCAGTAGAACAAGTACAGATGAAAAAAATGACTTAACTATATTGGAAGCTGTATCGCAAGGTGAATATGGCAGAGAAACAATATCGCAGCAATCAAGAAAAGATAAAAATATATCATATAAGCAAAAAATGCTATATTGTTTAAAATGTAAAAAAGTTTGGCAAACAGGTTTGATACGAGGTGTAATTGATTATTACAAAAATGTACCAACTTATAAGAAAAAAAGAGAGGTGTGTCCATTATGCAAAACAGACAACTAATGAAATCTATGCGTAAAGATAAATGGTTAAAAGCTATTAAAGATGGTAAACCAGAATGGTATGTTAAAGAACTTAAAAAACTTTACAATGAGTTAAGAAATGCCAAACAAGAAAAGTAAAGACCGTAAACGTAAAAGATTAAAACTTAATTCTTTGCTTAAAAAGCAAGGTAGAACCAGAAAACAATACAAGCGATGGCAAAAAAAGCAAGCCGAAAAACTTTAGTACGCAATCTTGATAAATATCTGTCTTTATATATTCGTCAGCGCGATAAATACTGTGTTGTATGCGGAACGCCAAATGATCTTACAAACGGTCATCTATTTAGTCGCGTTGCTTATAGTACACGTTGGGATTTTGAAGTTGGTGGCAACTGTGCCGCACAATGTCGATCGTGCAACCTTAAACACGAATATGATCCGTATCCATACACAGAATGGTACAGAAATAAGTTTGGGCAGGATAAATACGACCAATTACATCGTAGATATAAAACAGTCAAAAAATATACAAACTCAGATTTAGCAGATTTATTACAAGAGATAAAATGTCAGAAGATATAGTACGACAAACAATAAACAACAATACAAAGCTAAATCTAAAAAAGCCAAAGCAAAAGTATCTTCAGTTTGATGCATATGACAAAAATTATATTGTGGAGATAAAAGTACGTAATACACATTATGATAAACAAATAATAGAGTTTAGTAAATACGCTTTTAATAGTAAGTACGCTAAAATTAATGACCAGATATTTGTGTATGCTGTTGCAATAAAAGATATAATTTATATCTTTAATATTAGTAAATTAGAAAATAATTACAATTTTAATTGGGAGTGGCGCAAACTACCAGCTACGACGGAATTTAAAAACAATGATAATATGCTTAAATACGTTGGATACCTAAATCTTGCTGATGCGGTAACAACAATAAAAATATGAAAATAATTAGTTTAGGATTAGGAATACAAAGTACAGCGATGTACTTAATGAGCAGTTTAGGCCATATAGATCGCGCTGATTATGCTATATTTGCTGATCCAGATGCTGAACTGCCAGATACTTATCGCTTATGGGATTACTTAAAAGACTGGTCAAAGTATAATAATGGAATTCCTTTAATTAAAAAGAAAAAGTCTTTATATGATGACATTATAAAAGGTCAAAATTCAACTGGCAATCGTTGGGCAAGTATTCCAGCTTTTACAGAATCTCAAGGTATGGTTCGCAGACAATGTACAGCAGAATATAAAATTAATGTTGTTGTTCAAGAGGTAAGAAGATTGCACGGTTTAAAAAAACACCAACGTATGAAGCCTACAACAATGTATCTGGGTATATCATTAGATGAAATACAGAGAATGAAAGAATCTCGTTTGTATAATATTGATTATAAATATCCACTTATAGACAATAAAATTACGCGTGCTAATTGTATAAAATTTTTAGAAGAACGATCTTTTCATAATATAAAAAAATCTTCTTGTACATTTTGTCCATTTCAAAGTAATAGGCAATGGAAAGAGCTAAAACAAAATTATCCAGATGAATGGGAAAAGGTTGTACAAGTTGATAAAGCAATTAGAGATAAATCGCAAAAAGGATTAAAAGATAAATTATATTTACATCGTAGTTTAAAACCAATAGATGAAGCATATTTACAAGAAGATCAAGAGGAATTGTTTATGTGCGAAGAAGGCTATTGTGGAATCTAAAATAAAGGAATAAAAATGGAGAAAAAATATTTAAATGAACTAATAATAAAAGAAAAGTCATTTGACAATGGCGGAAGTATTTTAAGGGTATCAATAAAAGTAAACGATCTAATAGAAAAACTAAAAGAAATCGAAAAAGAAACAGGATGGGCCAATATCTGTATTGCGGAAAGACAGACACCTTCTGACAAAGGCGTAACACATTACGCATACGAAGATGAATGGAAACCAAAAGAAGGATTTAAATCAAATACTGATAGCAAGCTCCCTTTTTAAAACCTAACCCTTCCACATATCGAGGTATTTATGAGAGCAATATGTCCAAATTGTACGTCACAGCATACACGTAAAAAAGGCATACGAAAAGATAGGCAACGCTGGATTTGTAATGTATGTGCCAAACAATTCACAACAGAAATTGAAAATTATAGTACACAATTTCCAAAAATATTATTATTCGATATAGAAACCAGCTTTTATCATTTTGTAGGCTGGGGAACATACAAACAATATATTAATCATCATCAAATTACAAAGCACCAGTATATTTTAAGCTGGGCAGCAAAATGGCTATATGATGAAAATGTACAATCTGACGTAGTAACACCAGAAGAAGCAAAGAATCGTGATGATAAACGTGTACTTAAATCTATCTGGAAACTATTAGACGAAGCTGATATTGTTATTGGACACAATGGCGATCGGTTTGATTTACGTAAACTTAGATGGCGTTTTGTATCACAAGAGATAGAACCACCAACACCATTTAGAATTATTGACACACTTAAAATAGCTAGAAAAGAGTTTTTTTCACCAAGCTATAAGCAAGACTTTTTGACTAAGTATTTTAAGCTACAAAACAAATTAGAAACAGATTTTCAATTATGGGTTGATTGTGAGGCAGGTGATAAAAAGAGATTAGATGAAATGGTTGACTATAATGAACACGATGTAATAGGTCTGGAGCAAGTATATATTAAATTAAGACCATACATAAGAAACCATCCTAATCTTGCTGTGCTTATGGATGAAGATGTCTGTACGCATTGCGGATCACAAGACCTTGTTGAAACTGATAAAGAATACGCGACAAGCGCATACAAATATCCAATATATCGCTGTACATCTTGTAAAACGCCACACATAAGACATAAAGCATATTCAAGTCAAAACCCAACACCATTTAGGAGTACATAATGTTAATAAAGGATTTTTTTGAATGGGCAGATAAAGTCCACCTTAAAGAAATGAGGCTAATGAGGGATAAAGGCAAAGAATATACGGTAAATGATGCTGATAAACTTAAAAATTTTAAGTCAATCGCCGAAAGACTTAAAACTTTTCCAGAATTTATTTTATTAGTATATTTATTAAAACATATGGATTCAATAAGAAACTACATATTAGATGGCACAGAAGCGTGTGATGAACCGATTGAGGGTAGAATTATAGATGCGCGGAATTATTTACTTTTACTGGGTGCAATGATTAAAGAAAGAAATGAGGATGTTTCTTGAAACATTTAACAAAGGGTACTGTATCTGGCGTTAGAAAAAGTAAGGGTAGGCAAACATCCTCAAAGATTTAAAATATGATTGAAACTATAAAACATTTTTTAGGTATATGTGGCGAACCTCACGGATTAATATATATGCTTTTAAGTGCAAGCGGTATAAGTGGTTTAATTGCTTACATTAAATACAAAATGAAATAAATGAATCAAGGCTACAACGAAGAAGCGGCAAAACTTGCGGAAATTGCTGTAAAACGATTAAATGCTGCAAAAATAGTAATAGAATACTTATCTACGAAAGACCAATTTGATAATGATGAAACACGTTTTGTCAAACAAATAGAAAAGAATTGGTATAGATTGACCGATCTACAAAAAGAAATTATGTTTATGCACTTAATACAAGGATTTAGCTTTACTGCTATATCTGATTATGCAGGAACATCACCACAAGCAGTATCACAGGCGTTCCACAGGGCCTGTCAATGGTTTAAATTTAGGTAAATATATACATAATGCCTGTACCACCACAAAAAGTAGCAGATAACGCAAGACGTGCTTTGGATATTCGTAAAGACCTGCCACCTTCCAGAAGGGCAATGACACCAACTGGACTAGCACGTGCGCGTGATCTTATTAATCGCAAAAATCTTTCATTAGATACTATTATGCGTATGTACTCTTTTTTTAGCAGACACAATAACGAACAAAGTCGCGCAGCAAGGCGTAGAGATAAAACCAGTAAGGCATATCAATCTTGGTTAGGCTGGGGAGGCGATGCTGGATTTGCGTGGGCAAAAAGAATATTAAAGCGTAAAGATAAAATATGATTGGGCATAATGCAAATACGCATAAGGTAATTAGAAAAAAGCAGAATAGTAATGATGACAATTATCATCATCCTGTTGAAAAAATAAAACAATTAGATAAATTTACAAATTTTTTTAAAAATAAAAATATTTTAGAAGTATTTGCAGGTCAAGGTAATTTAACAAAATATTATAATCAGTTTGGTGATGTTACTCCAATGACTAAAGAAACATTTGGTAATAGTTTTGATTACATATATCAAATGAGAGCCGATTCGAAAAAATGGAGCGTAATTGATATTGATTCATATGGATACCCAGACCATTTTTTTCCTATTGTATTTGAATTAATGGAAGATAAATCTTTATTAATATTTACTTTTCCTATTGTTGGTGTTAATTGCTTAAATGGCATACAAGAGCAGCATTTTATTAATTTTTGGAGATCATCAAGACCTACGATTGGTGATGTAACTGGCGTTCTTACAGATTTGGCATTAAGGTATTGGATTATTGCATCACTTGTTGATGTAGTAAAAATAAATAGGATATGGAGATTTATTTATAAATGCAAAAAAACAAAAGCTACAGAGTTTTGTAATGTTAAAAATAGATAGCATATGAGTAAAGAAGAAGGCAGCGCACTTACTGTAGAGCTTGTTGGTATAAAGAATTTAAAGACTACTGGAAATTACAGATTAGAGTTTGATGTGTACGAAATAGATACAGATAAAGTAAAAGATTTAATAACAAAGCTAAATAAAGCATTTATGATGGGATTGGTAGAGATTAATGAGTAAATCGGCGGTAAAACGGCGACCTAATGGACAATTTGTTGAAGGCAACAATGAAGGCGTTAAGTTTAAAAAAGGTAATAATGCTAATCCAAATGGTAGGCGTGGAGCATTAAAAGATATTATTGATAGCATAGGTGATGAAGTAGATGATAAAGGTAAGACAACGCGTGAAGAAGTAATGCGGAAGGTCTGGATGATGGCAAAACGTGGCGATATGCGTGCTATTGCTTTTATTGCTGACCGTACAGAAGGTAAAGCTAGAGAATACATTGAGCAAAAGATTGTGCAGGATGAGCTAATAGTTGAGTGATATTCAAGATAAAAAAAGACAAGATGCTACCGCATCAGCAGCAATTTTGGGATACTCCCAATCGGATTGTACTTCTGATTGGTGGCTACGGAAGTGGCAAGACGTATATTGGCGCATTGAAGTCGATACAGATGTCATATATAAACAGACCAATACCGCTAATGTATGTGTCACCTTCGCATCAACTAGCGACCAAGACGATTATTATAACACTAAAAGAGATATGTAACAGAGCTAATATTGACTATACATACAATCAGCAGCGAGCAGAATTTAAAATACATAATTGGGATGGTACGATATGGTTCGGTTCTGGTGATAAGCCAGATTCTTTACGTGGCCCTAATATTGGTGCAGCGATTATTGATGAACCCTTTATTCAAAAGCGTGAAGTATTTGAGCAAATGATAGCACGTGTAAGACATCCAGAAGCAACGAAGTCGCAGATATTCTTAACAGGTACTCCAGAACAACTCAACTGGGGATTTACTCTTGCTAACAATAAAGAAATGGATATAACAGTAATACAAGCCAGCACACTTGATAATCCACACTTACCTGATGACTACAAAGAAACGCTGTTAAAATCTTATAGTAAAGAACAGATCGATGCATATGTACACGGTAAGTTCGTCAATCTTACGCAAGGCAGAGTGTACCACGAGTTCGACCGTAATAAGCATATAGAATCGCGTAATGATCTGCAAAGCTGGGAGATCGGTTGCGGTGTTGATTTTAATGTAGATCAGTTATCTGCGTGTATTTTTAGGCACACAAAAGACGAAATACACGTTGAAAAAGAGATAAGATTAAAGAACGCTGGTACATACGATTTAGTAGAACATTTGAAAAAGATTTATCCAGCGATCAAGGTATATCCAGATGCAAGTGGTAACGCACGTAAGACTTCTGCCGCACATACTGACCACGATATTATGAAGATGGCTGGCTTTCAAGTGTTGTCACCAAGAGCCAATCCACCTGTTAAGGATAGAGTAAATAGCGTAAATCGTTTACTACGTGAAGGTAGATTAACTGTCGATGGTAGTTGTAAATATACGATTATGGATTTAGAGCAGAATGTATGGAGAAACCAACAGATTGACACACGCGATCCAGAACACGGTCATATGTTAGATGCACTTGGATATGGTTGTTACTGGCTTATGCCGATCGTACCAAAGACTGTCGGATACAGTAGATGGTAAATTTTATACTAGGAGCATCAATTTTTTTAAACATTTTATTAATAGGATTTATTTTTTTTGCAATTCATTTAAGAAATAAAGTTGATGACAATTTACAGGAACAAAATATGTATATACTAAATAAGATTTTTAAGCATAAAGAGGCGCAAGCGTGATAATACCAAATCTAGCACACGACACAGTAATGAGATCAGTCAAGAAGGTTATTGGTCATTCAGATGACAAAGTAACACAAAGACGAATGAAGATGATTGATTTTTACGAAGGTGAGTATGATGAACATATTACTCCATTCTTTGAAGGAGGTGTAAAACTTCCTCCTGCCTTACCTAATTTTACGCATCGTATGGTATCTGCACGCTCACTTGTTTACAAAGACAGACCTGTTAGACTTAACGAACGCTATACTGAATACTTACCACAAGATATAGACTCAAAGATGAGCCAAATGGAAAAGATGACTTTTCTGACTGGTAATATGTGTATGTCATCTATGTTCGATGGCGAAAAACTTCAATACGATATTATTCCGTACTTCTTCCCAATGTTTTTAGAAGGAAGTACAAAAGAAGCGGCAGTCTTTTATCCCATAGCTAATATGAATGATAAGACGAAGCGTATGTATGAATTTTGGTCACGTACTACCGATGATCATATTGGAATGCATATGAAGTTTGATGAAAAAGGAAAGATACACTTTCACGAAGATAATGTGTTTGACATCTTACCTTTTACATTCGCAAAACGCAATCAAGAGCTTGTAGATGAATACTGGCAAGCTGGTGCGCTCGATATTGTTAGCGCACAGGAACACGTTGCGATTCTTTATACAGAAGCTATGATTGCCGCAAGAATTGATGCGCTTGGTATTAAGTACGTTACAGGCGTAATGCAAGACACTCCAATTAGAGCTGGTGTTGAGGAAATTATTATGCTACCAGATGGAAGTACAATGAACAAACTTCCTGCTGGTGACTTAAATAAAATCGTGGAACTGATTAAGTTCATAATACAAGACACAGCTTCAAACAATCACCTTGTTGCACGTTGGGCAGACTCACAGGCTAATAGTGGCGTGCAGGTTAAGATGGAGAATCTTGAGAATTACGAAGCACGCGCAGCATCTGTAGAAGATACGTGGCGACCATTTGAACACAATAGATTTGAAGTTGATCAAGCTATCCTTGCTGCAAACAATATTAATATTGATGATGATTATCACGTTGACTTTGTAGAGCCAGAAACAGTACACGATCCGCAGGAACAACGTAATCAGTACGATTGGGAGCTTGCAAATGGATTGACAACTAAGCGTAGAATATTACAGGAAATCAATCCAGACCTTGACGAAGATTCCATACAAGAGCTGTTAGGCGAGATTGCAGAAGAAGAACCAGTAGCAGAACCTACACAACCACAATCAATATTGGATATAATCGGTGGCTAAATTCGTAGATAATTACTTTGACAACTTAGAGCAGATACAAAAACAACTGCTTGATAAGGTTAGTAAGATACTACCACGCCTTGAACAGTTAAGCACAGAGCAGAAGTTACAAACTATACGCGCGCTTAACTTTATGGATGAAATGAAAACATTAGGTTTGTCTAATGCGATTGACACTCTTTATAATGATTTTAATAAAGAGATTACTTCTGCGCTTCAAACTGCAACAAATTTAGGTGCATCAGTTAGTACCGTAAATCTACAAGCTATTGAAACAATGCGGCTTCTTGAAGTAGATTCTTTAGTAAAAGGTTACGAGCAATACGCATCAGACCTTAAAAAAGAGCTTATGAGGGCTGTAATAACAGGTGAACCAGCCAAAGACCTTGCTAATAGATTAAAGGCTGAATATGGCGCAGAAAAGATGCTAACAGGTAAACAAAAAAGAGTAGTAGTTGGAGATGCATTTGCTAGATTATCTAATGCGACTACTGCTGAAGCGTTTGCAAATTTACCACAGCAAAAATTTACGTATGTTGGGCCACAAGATCAAGTAACGCGCGACATCTGCAAAGAAGTATTGCGATCGGCAAAGAATGACACAGGTTACACCGCAGAAGAAATAAACGCGTTAGGATCAGTTGATTTTGCTACACGCGGCGGATGGAATTGCAGACACGATTGGATTCCAGTATGAGAATATCAGACGTAATTAAATTAAATCCTGTTATTTGGAAACAAACAGGAGAATTTGCTCTTGGTCGCAT